ATCATCTGTTTGCTCACTTTAACCTCCTGGTCTATACTGTCATTCTTCTTGCGCCCAAAACTGGTGTCACTGTTCCGCCATTCGGTGTATGGATTCTTTTTACCGTCCTTGATGAGCATGTTTTTTATCTCCCATAATTGGATATAATCATCCACCAAATCAAGGTAGTGTTCGCCAACAATGCCATTTCTCTCAAGTTGGTCAAGCAAATCCTGCTTGATTTTTCCCTTTTTAGTGGGTTGTCTGGCTTTTCCTGCCATTTGCCTACCTCCCCTCTCATGTGAGAATTGCAAATTTTACGTCTTGTCTTCCCCCACGCCGAGTTTACGCCCCCAAATTAAAATCACAATTTTTTTGACCGGGGGGGTTCAACATTTATCAAACATTCTAGTCCCAGTTTTAATCAACAGGTCAAGATAATTGCATAGATCATCAGAATCCCATACAGGCTTTTGATGCTTAGAACGAAGAGTAATATACCGCGCATCAATGCCTAATGCTACATCTGCACTTATTCCATCTCTTCGTGATGCTTCAGAATAGCCTTTTATTTCATCGCCGTTGATAAGCGTGATAGTGTTTGTGTATCGGTTATACCTCTGCACAATGTCCTTATACTCTTCGCATATTTCGCTCATATATGCTCTAACTTCATCCAACCCACTCAATGTTATTACTATTCTCATATTTACCACCTTTCCTCTGTCAACGGTTCCTGTTTATTCTTTCTCAACCTCTCAGGATGACAAACTGTCTCATGACATTCCTTACACACTGGAACAAGATTCTGCTTCGCTGTTCCATCAGACAACTTAACAAACTCCATCATCTCATATTCTGGATATTCATCTCGATGAAATTCATGGTGAACATGAGTTGCCCTTCTGTATCTTCCTTTGGCTTTACATATCTGACATTCATTTTTGTATTTCTGCAATATTTCTTTCCTGAGCTTTCTCCATTTTCTGCTTAAATAAAAAGCGTCTGTTTTCCTTTGTCTCACATCACTGCCTCCCACCCCTGGCTTCAACATGATGTTCGTAACCCACACGAACCGTGATAAAATAAAAACCGCCCGGTTCCCCGTGCGGCACTTGTCCAGCTTAATAATATCGCATCATTTTGAGGAATATCGGGAAAGTTTTAAATATCTGTCATGCTTCTTTCTTTCAGTGCTTCCGTCTCCTGCAACACCCAAATGCGCCGCAATTTCCCGCCAGGTTAAGCCATTGATGTATCTTAACGCAAATATTATCCTTAATTCGCTGTCATCAATGGTCGATATATACTCTTCCAACTCTTCCCGCTTTTCCATAAGCTCATCAATTCGCCTTTGTAACCGCTTTTTTAGCTTTTTGAGCCGTTTCTCATAATTTGGCAGCGTTATCCCTTCCACGTGAAACCTCCTCGGTTCATACGGCCACTTTGGGTTGGAGCCGGATACGACATCACATGCTATGTAGTCCTCTGGTGAGTTTTCCATTTTTTCAATCTCTTTTTTCAGGAGTTCAATCTCCTTGACAATATGCCTCAGTTGAGACAATTCCTCTTTCGTCATGCTTGACCCCCTTGATTTGGGATATTATCGACACACAATATGTTGTATATCTCCAGGCCCTGCGTAACACTATATATTGTGGTATAGGTATGATTCGTCTTCCCCAGGTATTAGTCCACCCAAGCCTGGTTTAGGTCGCTCGGTCATGATGCGGGCAAGGTTTTCTTTGAATTTATCAAAGCCGTCATAAGGCATCTGTAGTGCGGTCCTGGTAGCATGATTTATAAGTGCAGGCATCATAAGTGATGGTGCCTGCATAAATATTTCTGGTTGTGTAATCAAAACATATTCAATTACAGTTATAATTGGTTCTGGTTCTTTCTTTTGTTCTATCCTGTGCCTCACGTTTGACCTCCATTAATCTCTGGTTTATTAGGTATAACTCCGTATTTCAGGATATCTTTCAGCTAATCGTTTATATAATTCGGGATAATGCTTCTTAAGCCAGATTATCCTTCCTTCTGCCGCACCGTCCGTTGAAGCCCAGCCAGTGTTGCGGATCCAATTGCGGTCCTTATCGCCTTGCGGGTAATCGTAAAATTTTGGATAGGGCAACTCGCGTGATATGATATAAGCCCAGACATCATCAGCTGTCCAATTATATAGCGGCGCACAATACCACAAACCGCTGGTCTCATTCAAAAAAGTGTGACCTTTAGATTTAAGCAGCATCTCTCTTCCTCTGGCTTCTTGGCTTCGCAATCCCCAGAATACGCCTTGGATCCCCAGTTCCTTTGCAAAATCAGAAAGAACATCTTTTTTGATTAATTGAACAACTCTTTTTTGCTGTGATTCAGTCCGGTTTATTCCTGGTAGTCCGTATGCGTCAAGTAACTCTTCCCAGGATAAGTCCTGCCGTTTGACCTGGGTTTTATAGCCATACCTCTTTTCGCACTCATTCATTGTTTCGTAAGTCTCAGGGAGACAATAGCCGCTATCTTTAAACATCACAGTACATGGCCTGACAGAAAACACCAGGTCAAGAAGTACCAGGGAATCCTTGCCGTACGAGCAAGATATAGCCCAAAGTCCCAGTTTTGCTAATGCAGCTTCAATAACTGATATGGCATTCTGTATCTTTTTCTGAAAACTACTCAACCTACTATTTAGCAAATATTGCTCTCGCTCCCAATCTTTCATCTTCAGGCCACCTTACCCTCATAATGTTCTCCCGCCACCAGTACGGCGGACGTATGCCTATTTCATCATTCCCGTTTTCATCCGGGACCGGACGCAACCAGCTTAAGTCCTCGTCAATAGGTGTTATCTCCCATCTTTTTACCACTCCCAAACCCTGCGCCGGCTTTTTGCCAATGTGGGTTATGAACGGCAGTAGTTTGGCAATCTCCCTGGCGTCCCCCACACAGTACCAGTCAATTTTCGGCGTCAGGATGATTGTCAATGGTATGCGGTAGTTCTTATACTGCGCTGATTTCACATTTACTGTCCCTTTGCGCTTGCCAAAGTCCACATATTCCTCTGCCAATTCCTGGTCAAACCTCTTGTGCCAGTACCGGCTGGATTCTTTTACCGGCTGAAAACAAGCGAATGAACAAGCCCAATACCAATATCGAGTACCGACATTTTCCCTCCGAAATGGCAACTGGATGAATCTGTTTTTAATGTCATCAGGACAGATTCCGCGCTCCCTCCACTCCGGATTTTCTTTGAGAATTTTCGCCGATGCTATCATGGAATCAAGGGGAAGATAGCCATCATAAGTGGCTACCCTCCCATCCAACATGTAAGCCGTGATTTTAAGGTTTTGGAAGTTCCGCATCAAGGAGCTTCACCGCCTCTTCTTTGTGTTCGTCCAGGTAGGTCTTGTATGTGTCCAGGAAATCATCATACTTTGCCTTCGCTTCCAGCGCCGGCGGACTTAGAAGTGCCTGCTCGCCTATCCGCATGAAATCCTTGACAACCTCACCTTCAATCGGGTGCCAGTTGTAAGCTACCGAACAATGGCCCATTCCTATACGAGACTGGCCCCCTATGTACGGGTGTTTTCCCCACTCAACGATACAGGATATCAGGGCGCCGAATTCCAATTCGGTCATCTCTTTGACATCCATTCGGTGCCAGAGCCTTGTACCTACTTGCATAACTTCTATGGTGTACCTCATCTGCTGCGGATTTTCCTTCTTCTTCTCCTTTTGCTGGCCCTCGAACATATCAACCTGTTCTCCGGGCTCCAGCATGAGGACCTCTCCGGGCTCTAACTTCAGGTATTCGCGCTTGTTTTCATCTTTGGCATCGTCGGTCCTGGTGTAGGATCGCTCTTCAGTCATCTGCCGCCAGGATATAAGAGTGTCGGTAATATACTCTTGCGGCACGATATGAGCGCATTCGATACAGATCGGGTATGCGTCATTGCAGCAAAGTTTCCCGGCCAGGATCTGATTCCCTACGCCCCCGCCGAACACCGAGAGCACCGGCAAATTCTGGCGAATTTTTCTCGCCATATCAATATCTACTTTCTGATTTCCTCCGATACTTCCGCCGGAAAACAGGAGGTAGAAAATATCCAGCGGTATTTGCAAACGTGAGAGATCTCCAGCCAGCCTATCCAACATATATTTTGCACCACAATCACGGAGCATGCCTCGGATGGCATTTCCGGAGAAGGTGAATACTTCAACGGGCTTCCCGTTAGGCCCTATGATATCCTGGGTGGCCAGATAGCTGTCTGGTCCATGGCTATCACCAATATGGCTTAGGGGTGATTTTAGGGTGTAGATTCCTTCCAGATATCCATTGATTCGCTTCAAATTCATAGTTTCAATCCTCCGTTTCCTCGCTTTCTTCTTCCTCATATTTCAGGATTCCGGCCACTTCAAGTGGCTTTTCACGTTCCAACCTGTCCCGAACTAATGCAACGATAAGGCTTGTCCTCTCATAAAGTCTTTTTAAAACTGTCTCATGGTCGGCTTCTTCCAACAAGCGGACCCAAAACTCTCGCTTTCCTTCCTCGTTTAGCTGAATAATCTCACCTGTCTCTGGGTTCTTAAACATGTTGATGGTTTCCTGGACTTTCATATATTGCGGCTTGATTGTGCTGCAATAAAGTTTTGGCTTCAGCTTCTCGATGAAGTCATTGAGATCCATGGCCCTCTTTGCTGCCGATTTAACCGCTCTCTCAATCATGCCCCACATGTCGGGCGTGACCTTGAATCGTTTGTAGTCTCTGCTGCGGTAGATTCCGTATACCAGAAGTGCGCCAATCGCCGCGTTTTCATCTGATGTCTCAAACCCATAGAACATATGTGTTTCAACTCCTTTCAAACGTCATAACCGGCTTTCCTTAACCGGCAACGTTTTATCCTCACAGAATTTGCATTTCTGCCGATCATCTTTGCCACAACTTTCGCTGGCTTGCCCTTGTTGTTGAGCAGGATGTATATTTCCGTTTCAGAATAGGCCTTGCTGTATTTGGAATATGGTTTTTTGAGCTTTGACGGATGAGGGTTCGCCTTCACATGCAGTTTGTACCGTCCGCCCCTACCGGGGCTCTTGCGGGCCTTTAATATGCCTTCTTTGATATACCGGACAATTGTTGTCCTATCCAGACCACATTCCCTAGCGTATTCAGCCGCGCTGTCGTATTGATAACAACTTAGAGCCCGTCTCATGTTTCCTCATCCTTTTTTTCTGGCCAGATAGGCGGCCAGTTTAATCATTCTAGACCCTTTGTAAGGCTGAAGCATAGTTATATCTCTTTCAAGATTCATCAGGCCGTATTTCTGGATTCTGTGGACCGCAAAGTCCAACCGCTCAATTTCATCCTTCGTGAACCCGCCATTATAAAGCCGCTCTACAACCTCAAACATCCGGGTATAGGTCTTTGGTTCGATCACCACCTGAATTTCTTCCAGGTTCACAACATACCGTGAGTTATTCAGATTGACTTTTCCTTTGAAATGTAGCCATTTCTGTCCCGAGACCGCTATACAGAGGAACCAGGGCGGATCTGGTGGATTCAGAATGATTTCGGCTATTTCATTTTTTGATGGATGTCGCAGGCCTTCATTGGTAGCCAATATGCTGTAATTCCGCAGTTCTCGGTATGACAGGCACCATATGCATGCGGGACATATGTAATCTGCTCCCGGAGCCCGGGCGTAAGAATGGTCCGTGAAGGTATCCTTGATAATTTTTGATTTGAGTTCTCCCTTTCCATTGAGAAACCCACCACAGAGCCAGCAGTGCTGGCGATGTTCTATAGCTGGAACCCCAGGAAAGTCGTATGTAAATGTTTTCCCTGACGGAAGCGTTACTGTTGGCGTTTTCTGTGCTGCCTGATAGATAAATTGCGTGGGTGTGATTCTCATACCTCACCCGCCCCTTTCTTCCAGCATATATTGGGTATTTAACTTTCGTAGTGGTTTGTTCATTAATTTCAATCATCTCCCTTTTTGCTATGTAATGTGGTTGAAATACACTTCTGAATCGTGCAGATGATAGAAAAAGTTATTATCCATTTTCCTTTAACAATTCTGGATTTTCGTAAATATTACCAATAACCTCAACCAATTCCCAAGCAACATCGTCTATATAGTACTTGTGCTTTATTTCTTGCAAAACGTATCTATCTTTCGCCCAAACCACTTTGAATTTTGCTGTATCTATATCTTTGTGAATATTTCTATCGTATAAAACTATATCTACTTCATAAATTTCTTTTCCGTTTTTATCATGAGACCCTATAAAAAGCATAAGTTCATATTCATTTTCTGGAACTATACCGTGCCAATGCCAATTTTTATATGTATCCATAACTCCTAAATTCCCGTTAAAGTCAAGCACAGGTATAACTGTTGCAAATTTTTTAGGCTTAATCATTCTGTTATTTCTCTTATCCCATACTCTAAATTTAATTTTCATTACTCTTCCTCATCCTCGCCTTCCTTTTTTTCTTCCACCCACTCAATGATGATATGTCTTACCCTATACCATGTTGTACAACACTTTGGACATTCGTATTTATCGGTACTTAGATTCATGCTAAGTTGTTTTAATTTTTCACCGCAGTTTAAACAATAATAACCGTTCATTCTTCCTCAACCTCGATTTCTTTTTGTTTCTCAACGACCAATTCTTCTTGAAATAGTCTTGTCATGATTACAGTATCAATGTTTTTCCAAACT